TCGGGCTCGGGCTCGGGCGCGGGCCAGGGCTGGGGCACGGGCTGGGGCTCGGGCGGGGGCTGGGGCTCGGGCAGGGGCGCGGGCCAGGGCGAGGGCGAGGGCTGGGGCGAGGGCGAGGGCTGGGGCTCGGGCTCGGGCGAGGGCTCGGGCTGGGGCTCGGGCGCGGGAGGCGACAATAAATGAGGCTGGATTTTCTCTCCATGCTCGACGGGGGCGGCATATTCGTCGCGGAATGTTCGTTCCATGATCGGGCGATCCCCAAAGAGGCAGGGTTCCGGTGGGACCCGGCAGCCAGGAGGTGGTGGTCATCCGACGCGAGGGTTGCCGCGACACTGGCGAAATACTCCGCGACACCAGCCGCCCGCGAGGCCCTTGCCCGCGCCGGGGAGCGCAGTCTGGCTGCGGCGCTGGAGAGCGCTGCGACCGATGCAAAACTCGATATCCCCACGCCGCCGGGCCTGGCGTTGCTCCCCTACCAGCGCGCAGGGGTGGCCTACGCGCTCAAGCGTCCTGCGACGCTGATCGCCGACGAGATGGGTCTGGGGAAAACGGTGCAGGCTATTGGAGTCGCGAATTGTGTAGAGGACCTGCGCCGAGTGCTGATTGTCTGCCCCGCGTCGCTGCGACTCAACTGGCAGCGGGAGTGGACCAAGTGGACCACCCACAGGGCGCGGCCTGTGGTTGTTACGGACACCTGGCACGCCTCGATCGGCGGTTCGGACCTGATGCTGCCGATCGACGGACTGGTCGTCGTCGTCGTCAGCTACGACGGGTTGCGCAAGCACAAGAAGCAGATCGACGTCGTATCCTGGGATTTGCTGATCCTCGACGAGGTGCATCAATGCAACAACCTGCAGACCGTCCGAACGCGTCAAGTATTCGGCTACCAGAAGCAGGGCCATAAGGATTATCACCGGCCATTGACGGCAAGGCGCCGGCTGGCGCTGACAGGGACGCCCATCACCAACCGGGCTGCGGACTTATGGCCTCTCGTCAAGAGCTACGATCCGACGGGCCTGGGCGCCAAGCGCGATGACTTCTGGCACCGCTACGTGTATCCCGTGATGGCGCCCGCCAATCTTGCGGGCAGGGACGCGAGCGACTATATTCGAAACACCGAGGCGCACCGGTTGCGGGAATTGCATGACCGCCTACGCGCGTCGATCATGGTCCGCAGGCTGAAGGCAGACGTGCTGACCGAATTGCCGCCAAAGAGGCGACAGATGGTGCTGCTCGACAGCCCAGCCGCCGCAGCCCTGGTCGGCAAGGAGCAGCGTTTTTTAGCCAGAAAACGGGCCGAATTGGAGGCGCTGAGGATCGAGGGCGCAGCATCTAAGTTGGCGCACTGGAAGGGCTGCCTGTTCGAGGAGACGAGCAGGATTCGCCACGAATCAGCCGTCGCCAAAATCCCTGCCGCAATCGAGCATATCTATGAAGTGCTTGAGAACGTCAACAAGGTTGTGGTTTTCGCCCATCACCACGACGTCATCGACGCCCTCATGCATGCGCTGCCGGCCGCGATCAAGCTGGACGGACGCATGGCGCCGCAAGATCGTCAGGCCGCGGTCGACCGCTTCCAGGCCGATCCGAAAATCCGCGTGTTTGTCGGCTCGATCAAGGCTGCAGGTGTCGGTCTGACTTTGACCGCCGCCAGCGTGGTCCTATTTGTGGAGCTCGATTGGACGCCGGCAGCCATGGTACAGGCCGAGGACCGGCTGCACCGGATCGGCCAGATGTCGTCGGTCCTCGTCCACCACCTGGTGATTGACGGCTCGATCGACCAGAGGATGAGCCAGGTGCTGATCGCCAAGGCCGATATCATCGGCCAGGTGCTCGACGGCACGACGCCGGCCGACGATGGCAGTGTGATCGACTCTGTGCTCAAATGACGCTTGATCTTTATCTTAATCCATAAGATAAGGGTGGGGAGGGGCGGCCGGTTTGGCCGCCGATCAATCCAGTCTCCTCCTGCTGGAATGCCGCCCCTCCAGTTTTTCCGGGGCGCGAGGGGGGGCTATCATGGGAAAATATTCTGATTCGCAAATTGACGCGGCGCGCGGTTCCGTCGTTCTGAGCGCCCTGGTGGCGCCGGTGACGGCGCTGAAGCGATCCGGCCGAAATCTGGTTGGGCTCTGCCCGTTCCACGCCGAGAGGACGCCGAGCTTCTTTGTCGACGACGAGCGCGGATCGTATCATTGCTTCGGCTGCGGCGCCCGTGGCGACGCCATCGAGTTTGTCATGCAGATGCAGAGTCTAGATTTCCCCGGTGCCATGGCGTGGCTCGGCAGCAGGGCGCCGTTCGACGACGGCGTCCGCCTGGTGCCGCGGGCCGTGCGCCCCGTCGACGCGTCGCTGGTGGCTGCGATTCGGGCCAAAGAGATTGCCGCGGGGCGGGCCTGGGGGCGGGTGATCCCGATTTCGGGGACGCCAGCCCAACACTATCTCCACAGCCGCGGGATTCTGAACCTGCGATCGGTCTCCGACATCGGGTTCTCCCCGACCGAATATTGTCATGTCGTCCGTGGCGAGCGCCCGGCGCTGGTCGCTATCATGCGCAACGCAGCCTCGGCGCCGACCGCGCTCCAGTACATTTTCCTCGAGGGAGACGGATCGTCGGTGCGTGACGAGCGCGGACGTCGGGTCAAGCGCACGCGGGGCTCGATGCAGTCCGGCGCCGTCCGCCTGGCCGATCCTCTGGAGACGCTGGGACTGGCCGGATCGGTCGAAGACGCGCTGTCGGTAATGGCGCTGTTCTCCCTCCCCTGCTGGGCCACCTGTGGTGAATCTAGGCTGTCGCGCGTGGCTATCCCGGCGATGGTGCGGAATCTCATTATCTACGCCGACAACGACGCGGCGGGCTGGAGCGAGGCGAACAAGGCCGCCGAGGCGCACCGTGACCTCGCGGTCACCATCATCGCGCCGGTGGGCCACAAGGACTGGAACGACGCGCTGCAGGCGGAAAGCACAGACAGCCAGGTCACGCACCGGGAGATGGTGCCATGAGCATGTCGTTGGAGGAGCGCCACCAAGCGATCGTAGCGGCTTACGAGGCGGGCGAGAAGGTCAACGCGATTGAGGCAATGTTCGGCGTCACCTGCGGCGCCATCTATCACGTCATCCGAAAGTTCCGCGTCCCGCTCCGCCAGCGCCACGCGGATCGGCCGAAGCGTGTAAACGCGGCGAGGCTGGCTGCTGCCGTCGGTGCCTACCGGGCGGGTGAGCGCACGGCTGACATCGTCACCCGGCACGGAATGGGGGTTTGCGCCCTTTATCGGGCCCTGCGCAAAGAGGGAGTCCCATTACGCCATGGACGCCATTGACCGAAATCCGGCGAATGAAATTCGCGTGCTGGAGAATCTCGTGGCGCACCACCATCGGCGCACCGATGACCCGGATGACGCTGCAGCGGCCATTGCCGCGTGCCTGGAGGAGATTGAATATTGGCGGAATTGGCGTCCGAAGAAGGGAAGGGGGAGGTGATGGATCACGAAAATGCCTGGATGTGGACTGTCGTATTTCTGGTGATTGTGGTTCTCGCCGCCGGCTGGGCGATCATCGACCCGGACCACGACCACCTAGACCCGGAGGACGGCGAATGAGCGCCGTTGCCCACGGCAAGTGGGAACAGTCGCGGACGACGGGCTCACCCTCGGCCTTCCGGCCCTTCTGCCCTGGCGGCTGGGAGGGTAAGCGGGCTCCCGGCTACGACTGGTTGGTCGACGGATGTTTTTTGAAGGGGACCGTCGCGATGCTGTCGGGCGATGGCGGCCTCGGCAAGAGTCTGCTGATGCAGCAGCTCTGCACCGCAGCAGCGACAGGCCAGGAGTGGCTCGGCCTGGCGACACAACGGTGCCGCACCTTTGCCCTATTTTGTGAGGACGACGTGGGGGAGCTGCACCGGCGCCAAGAGAAAATCAACAAGCACTACGGCGTAGCAGGCGGGGAGCTGGAGGACGTGCTCTACGCCAGCCGGGCCGGCGAGGACTCGGTGTTGATGCGCTTCCCAAAATGGGGGCAGGACGGTGAGACAACGGCGCTCTACACGCAGCTTACGCATTCCTGTCGCGATCTGGGGGCGCAACTGATCGTCGTCGATACCCTGGCAGACACTTTCGCCGGCAACGAGGTCGACCGCAACCAGCCGCGGACTTTCGTCCGGGCTCTGCGCCGGCTGGCGATCGAACTGCAGGCCTGTGTCATCCTCACCCAGCACCCGAGCATGATGGGGATGCAGAGCGGCACCGGGTCCTCGGGCAGCACCGGATGGAATAACTCGGTGCGGTCGCGCCTGTATTTGACCAGCCCGAAGCCCAACCGCGACGGCGATATCGAGGATCGTAACGTGCGGTGGCTGAAGACGATGAAAGCAAACCACGGCCAAACGGGAGGGAAGCTGAAGTTGAGGTGGCTCGACGGGGTGTTCGTCCGAGACGACATCAAACCGCCGACGGTCGACTGGACGTCGCCGCAGATGGATATGGAGTGGAGAGAATGAACAACCTAACAATCGCAGGGATACTTGGCCGCGACGCGGAGACGAAGACCACCAACAACGGCAAGGATTACACCAAGTTTTCTGTCGCGGTCAAAGACGGCTGGGGCGAGAACGAAAAGACGCTATGGGTTGACTGCACCATGTGGGGGGACCGCGGCGCCAAGCTGGCGCAGTACCTGACCAAAGGGTTAAAGATTACGGCCTCGGGACGAGCGGGAGTCAACGTCTGGTCGGCAAAGGATAGCGGAGAAGCCAAGGGGAGTCTCACCCTGTCCATCGACCAGGTGACCTTGCAGAGCGGACGGAAGGACGATGGGGATTCGGGGGAGAGGCAGCAGAAAAAATCGTTCAAGTCGAACAGCAACGATTTCGACTTGGACGACGAAATCCCCTTTTAACCAATGATGGTGACGCGGACGCCGTGGATTGCCTCCACGAGCGCCCGCTTCAGCCGGCTGACGTCGGTGTCCATACCTTTGACGTCCTCGACGACCATGGCGCCGCCCGCATCGAGATAGCTGAAGTCCGCCAAGTATTTGACCGCTCGCCCATTGGGGAATCCTTCTGATCGAATCTTCACCGGCCTTCCCTCGATCACGATGGGGAAGGCCGGCTGCGTTTTCATGTCGCTGATTCGGCCGGAACGCTCCAACATCCGCAGCTCGCTGTAGCGGCGCGCCTCGGCTTTGCTGGCAAAGCGAAGGCCGTCGACCACAGTGGCGACGGCCTTGTATTTGTGCGGCCTGCTCATACGCCTTCCCCCGACAGCGCGTCAAGGAAGTTCGATTGCTCACCCAGATTGAGCGCGGCGAACGTCTCACGCAAGCAATCCTGCAGCATATCCCTGTCGTCGGTCTCCAGCTTGTAAAAGCGGCGGGCAATATTGAAGTCGGTGACTTTCATCCCGAGGCTGCCCTTGATGCACGTGTTCTTCAGCGTCGACTTCGCGGCCTGAAGCTCCTTGATGGTGTCGTCGATCCGGTCAAGCTCAGCCATTGTCGACCGGATGATCTCTGCTCGCCCCTGCATGTTGTGCTGCGGGGAAACTGGCTCGAACTCATCCTTCCCCTTGCCTGCCCTCGGCTTGCTGCTCATGTGTTGCTCTCCTGACTTATTTTCCACTCGATCAACTGGTTGATGGTCACCTCCCCCGCGGTGCAGAACTCGATTGTGCGAAGTGTCGATATTCGCGGGTCGACTCGGCCTGAGATGATCCCGTACAAATTCGACTGCGACATTTTGGCTCGCAGCGCAAAGGCGACGATTGATTCGTCGTGATCGTCGAGCCAGCGTCCGAGGGGGTTGTCGGTATTCATGGTTGGGAGGATAGCAGAATTTTTTGCCAAACAATAATCTTCTTGCGGTCGGCTGGAGCCCCGTGTAATTTTGGATTAACGTAATTTCAGGGGGCGGCCATGGTGCAGAGTATGGCGAAAATCCTCGCAGAGGCGGAAGAGCGCTTCATGGCGCGGAAGCACGAGACGATCCCGGCATCGTTTGCGACGGTCACTTTGGGGGGGGCTTATGGGGCCTTGATCGGCGGCCCGTACATGAGCCTGGACGATGCACTTGTCGACATCGAGCTCATCCCCGGTGATCCCGATTTCGGGGCCTACTACGGGACGATCCACATCGCCGCAGATGGCGATCTGACGTGGCTCGATCTGCGGCCCGAGTCGGAGGAAGCGAAATGACGGCGCTTCTTGCACCTCATCCGCCGGAGTGGCATGCGGCCCGCCGGATGGGCATCGGCGGCAGCGACGCGGCTGCGATCGTCTCCGGCGATTGGCTCCGGCTGTGGCGGGAAAAGACCGGGCGCGCCGAGCCCGAGGATCTGTCGGGCAATTTCGCGGTGCAGCTCGGCACCGTCACCGAGGCGCTGAACCTGGCCTGGTACGAGCGGGTGATGATTCGCACCGTCAGCCGCCAGGGCGAGCAATGCGTCGCTGCCGACCACCCGTTTCTGCGCTGCACCCTGGACGGCTGGGACGCCGTCGACTGCTGCGTGATCCAGGCCAAGCATGTCAACGGCTTCGCCAAGATCGATGAGGTGGTCTCCCGCTACACCGCTCAGGTGAGCCACGAGATGATCGTCACCGGTGCGCCGAAAGCCATCCTGTCCGTGATCGTCGGGACCAACGCCCCGGTTTACGAGCGGGTTGACCTGGACGAGTGGTGGGCTTCCGACTATATCGGCCTTTGCCGCGATTTTTGGCGCCACGTCGAAAACGACGAGGAGCCGGTGCAGGGTGCACCGCTGGCGCCGCCGCCGAAGATCGAGAAGTTCCGCACGGTCTCGTTCGAGGGGAACAGCAACTGGGCAGCCTATGCCGCCGACTGGATCGATAACCGCGATTCGGCCAAGGCATTCGAGAAGGCCGCAAAAGAGATTAAATGCGCGGTCGAGGCAGACGTCGGCCTCGCGACAGGCCATGGCATCACGGTGTCCCGGAACAAGGCGGGCGCCCTATCCATATCCATCAAAAAGGTGTGAAGATGAAAATTAACCTGGGAAGTGAAGAGATCTCAGACGCAGTGCGGTTCTGGCTGGAGAGCAAGGTCGCGAATTTCGGCGAGTACATCATCACCGACATCGACGTTCCGTCGAAGTACTCGGCGTACAAAGAGGTCGAGGTGACTCTGGAACGCCGCAAGCTGGTGCCCATCGACCCTCGGGATATTCTGGCAGCCAAGCCCTGCCCCGTGGCGACGGCCGACGACGTTGCGCAATCCATGCTGGAGCACATCGACCATGAGTGATCGTGTCGACCCGGTCACCGGAGAGGTTGCAATCCGCGTCCTGGTGATGGCTCCAGCCCTCGCCGCGGCGATCGTCGCAGTGAAAAAGGGGGTGAAGCAGCTCGGCTATGACGAGGTCAACAAGTTTGCCGGCTACAAGTACGTCAGCGTCGACAAGTTCTACGACTCCATCTGCCCGCTGATGGCAGCCGCCGGCCTGTTCGTGGTGCTGGACGAGGTTCGGGCCGAGGTGCACCAGCATGGCGCTGCGGCAAAGGATTCGTCTTGGCTCCACGCCGACTACCAGCTCTATCTCTGCCATGAGTCCGGTGCGATGTTCGGGCCGCTGAATCGCTCAATCATGGTTCCGGCTAGCGGTCCCCAGGCCTTCGGATCGGCGCAGAGCTACCTGGAGAAACAATTCCTTCGCGCCCTATTCAAAATCCCCACCGGCGAGAAGGACGAGGTCGACTCGCTCAACAAGGCGGACCTGCCCCAGGGAGGCGCTAGGAAGGCCGCTGGCGCCCGAAACGCCCCGCCCACCTCCGATGGGGCGGCAGGCTCCACCGCCAGCCACGAGCCCCAGGACGACGCCAAGGCAGCAGCCCGGATCGTTTTCGAGCGTCTGCGCAAGGCCATCCAGGAGGCGGAGACGCCCGAGGCGATCGAGGCCGTGCTGCAGGCAACACCTGCGGACTGGGAGGACCTGAAGGCAGTCGCGCCCGAAGGCTACAATCGGCTGACGATCGGTGCCACCAAGCGAATCGAAGCGCTGATGGCGAAGGGGGACGCACCATGATCTGGGGCTGGGACGCCGACTTCACCGCGTTTACACGCCCTCCCGTCTCGCTGCCCGGCGGCATGCACGCCTGCCTGCCGGCGTGGAGAACGTCCGTCCAGCCGCTGTTCGCAGCGGGGCGGAAGGGGGCAGCCCTGATGGTGATCGCCTCCTTCGCCGCGCCGTTGATGGCCCTGGTCGGGGGCGTGGGCGCCGTCGTCTCGGTGACTGGCGTCGGGAGTACCGCAGCCCTGCGCGCGGCTGCCAGCGTGTGGGGCGATTTCGAAGCCCTCGCTTTTGTCGGACCCACGAGGGCGAAGATAGAGAAGTTGGAGGGATTTCTTCACCTGCCGGTGATCTGTTCGCTGCTGCGCTGCTGCCCGGCGATGGAGGCCGCGGAATTCTGCGAGGGCCTGGTGCTCCCCATGGGAGCATGGGCGAGGAGGACACTCGTGCTGACAAGGTCGGAGAGGCCGGTCTTTCCCGTAATGTGGCCGATCTCGGACGCCCCTGGGGTCGAGGTCCCCTTCGGCCGGCGCCTGTCGGCACTTGAGACGGCCGACGTCGACGGCGCGGTTGCCGGCGCCGGGGCGGCGGGCGCCGCCTACCTCGACTATCTGGTCGATCCTACTGTAATCGCGTGGTGCCGCAAGATGCTGGTGAGGCGCTACGCAGAGCTCCATGACGCTGGTTCCCAGACCGAGCCTCATGCCCTACGGGCGCTGGCTGCTCTGTCCGTGGCTGCGATGATCGTATGCCAGCTCGATATCATCGCATTCGACTATTTGGCGCTGACGACGTGGGCAAAAGAGAAGGTGCTGAAGCGTTAGGCGCCGGCTGCCTTGATCGCGGCCAGCAGCTCGCCCATGCGGTCGTGTGTCTTCGACTTCAGTTTGCCCTCGTCGACCCGCGCGGTCGTCCCCAGAACCGAGGAAATCACCTCCTTCTGGAGGGTGAGAAGGCGGAAGTATTCCGAGTTGTTCAGGGCCCGGGCGCCGTCCGTCCCCAGTGCCTCGGGGTCGATACGCAGGATGGCGAGCGCCCGGTCGAGCGCCAGAGTGAGTGCCCCGGCGAGCTGTTCGGACTGGCTCAGTAGATCATCCCCGCCGCGAACCCGTGGGCCTGAAGCTTCGGCAACTGCTTCGCCAGCCGGGCTCCGATGTCCGTCCGATACATCGGACTGTTCGGAATGGCGATCTGGTCGAGGACGCGATAGGCGCGGCGGCGGGATTCTGTCACCGTCTCCCCCACTCCCATTGCCACCAGAACATAGTCCCCCGCCGTCACCAGGCATGGCGCCGTCTCCACCTTGCCGCCGATGTCCTGCGGCGCCGTCCCCCTCGACACCTCGCACAGGGATACGAGAGACATATCGATCCGGGTCGAAGTAATGATCGGGATCCCGCAAACCTCTTTCCGCGTGATGTGGGAGTACGGATAGTCCGGGATCGACATCACCACTCCCGTTGATACCGAGTTTAGCGAGGGCGGCGTTGCGTGCTGCCCGAGCGCGAGGTCTGCCAGCCATTCTGCGTGGTCTCCTGTAATGAGCGACTGCTGAATATTGAAGGTCGGCCAGCCCGGCCGCATGGTGAACTCCAGAGGCCACGGCGTGCCGTCGTCGTCGACGATGCAGTTGACGTCGACATAGCCGGTGTGGCCGGTGCTGACCAAACAGTCCTCCAGCGGCGCCAGAACCTGGTCCGCCAGCTTCGACTTGCCGACATTGCGGATGACGGTACCTTGTTCTCCTGTCGCCACCCCCTTTTCGCCGTTCATTAGCTTCTTGAATTCCCAGTTTTCGCACCAGCCTGCTGCGAAGCCGGCCGGCCCGATCCAGCCGCCGACCGCCATCTCGGTCCCGCCGATGAATTCCTGAAGAAGGAACGGCCCCTTGTGCCGGCGCCCCTTCTTCCAGCGCTCCAGCATATAGACCATGTCGGCCGGCCCGGACGCGACGTAGGTCAGGCTCTTGTCGGGCTCATCGCCGCATGGCTTGGAGACGAAGCGGCGGTTCTCCCGCTTCACGTAGGCGATGGCGTCGTCGTAGCGTTTAAACTCCTGCGAGGGCGCCACGGCGATACCGTGCTTTGCCAGCACCTTCATGCCGTGGCCGCGATCGAGTTCCAACCGCGCCGAGTCCGTGGTGGCGGAAATGACCGCGATGTCGGGGTTCATCCGCCGCCATGCGTCGATCTCGGCGATGTAGCGGGTGTTGTCGGGCAGGAAGACCAGGTCGGCCCACTTCATCCATGTCGTCCACTCGCTGACGATCTCGACCAGGCCCTTGCCGATCTGGTCTGTGCGCGTGGTCTGGGGGATGTAGTGCTTTACCCTGTGGCCGTCCGCCAGGCATCGCATGGCGAAGTCGAGGGCGTAGCCACCCTTGTCGACGATGAGGACTCTCATGCGTACCCCTATTGACCGAACATGAGGCGTTGCCCCGGCTGCGAGAGCATGAGCTTGCGTGCGCCCATCCGGGCCGCCCCCGGCGCCGCGCTGGCGACCAGGCCAGGAATGCCGGCCCCGGCGAACCCCGCAAGGCCGCTGGCGCCGGCCATGGCCGCGTCGAGAGCGCTGAGTGACTCGGGGTGGCCGAAGTCGGACGGGACCTGCATCACCTTCTTGCCGGCCCCGTAGGCGTTGGCGATGGCGCGGAATTCGGGGGGGACGTTCTGCGCCCCCACCTTCCTGACGATCGCGGCGATGGTGCGCGCCCTCACTTCCCCCGTGGTGTCGTTCAGCGCCCGCTCGACGCTGTCGAGGGTGGCGTAGCGCTGTCGGGCCGACCGGATATCCTGGACCATGCCGCCGACGGCCTGGGGACCAAGGCGCTGGGCTTCGCGCAGGCGTTTGATCGTATCGCCTACTTCGCCGCGCAGGCGCTCGCCGGTGCCGCCGCCGTCACGGACTCCGCCGATCTTCACCAGGCGCTGCTTCATCTGGCGGATTTTGGCCTCGGAGTTCTTCAGCGCTTCGGCCAGCGCTTCGGCCGGCCCTGGGACGATGTCAGGGATTCGCGCTACGATCGAGCGCTGCGACCCGGGCTGATCGACCAGGCGACGGGAGACAACGGCGCGCTCTTTGTCGATCGCCTCGAGCAACTGAGCGCGCTCAGTTTGGAGGGATGAAATGTCGGCCTTCAGACGCAGTTCTGCGTTCTGGAGATTGCGTTCCATCATGCTTTCGATCGCATGGGCTATCTTGCTCTCTGTCTTCGCAAGTGCGCGCACATCGGGGTCTTTCGCCAGCTTGGCCTGCTCGAAGTGCGCCGAAGCGTCGCTACGCAGGGCCTTCACCCGCCCGGTTGCCTCGGCCGACGTCATCGTCTTGGTGCGGGCGAATTCTTTGACCAGAGCCGCCACCCTTGGCGATGTCGCGGCCGATATCGGGAACTTCGCCTGCGCAGACGCCTGGGGGCTGCCGGACGCCCCGATTTCCATCTTGAATTGCGCGTCGGCTGCCGGCCGCAGGGTCGGCATCACCTTGGCGGGGGCGTCCCACGCCTTGCCCGTCTCGCGCTTGGCCTGCTTGATGACGTCCAGGTCGAGGTGGGTGTCTCGCCCCATCCCAACGCCCTGAGCGGCCAGGGCATTGGTGGTCGCCTGGTTGGCTGCCGAGGCCTCCTGTTCCGTCTTGACCTTGCCGCCGAGGCCCTGCGCCACCTTGGCGGCAATCCCCTCGTCCTTCGTGGCAGTCCGGGGCGGGAAGACGTAGCCCGCCGCGCGGCTTTCCGCGATGCCAGGGCGAAGTTCCCGCCGGTTCAGCGCCGAGACGCGCTGAGCATCGGCAAGCTCGGCCTGAGCAAGCGGTTCGATGGCCCGCCCAGCCGCCTTGGCAGCCCCGGGCAAGCCAGGAACTGCCATTGGGGCAGCCTGTTCCGCCAAGTTGGCGCCGGCGCCACCGAAGACAGAGATGAAGGCGCGGTGATTGCGCTGATCGGGGGTGTCGTAGGGCATGGCCTGAACGTGCTCGGCCAGCGACCGGCGCAGAGGGTCGCCCACCAGCGCCTGAGATGTGCCCGAGGCCGGGCTTCCAGCCATCTGGAGGCCGCCCATCCCAATGCCGAGAAGCCCCTTGCTGACGTTGCCTGCCCTGACGTCCTGAATTCCGCCGGACGCGGCAGCCTTGCCCTCGCCCCACTGGGCTGCGATGTCTTTGCCGACATCGCCCAACCCGCCCTTGGGTGGCAGCTTGGACTCCGGCGCTGGCGGAGCGGCTGCCGGGGCAGCGTCCCACTCAGACTTCCATGCGCCATTGGCCTTGGCCTTGGCGACGAAATCGGCCTTTGGCATCCCGTCCGGGACACCCTTGACCACAGTTCCATCCGGCATCCTCACGTTCATGGGATCAGTTCCAACTGCTGAAATCGACTGTCTTCTCGCCACCGCCTTGCTTCGGCCCTGTAGCACCGCCGCCCTCCGTGCCGCCGCTCGATCCGCCCGACCACAGGCCCTTGATTTGATCCGTCGTCTCGTTGATCGCATCGTCCGTTGCTCTGACCCGAACGCCAATGGCCGTTCGGGCCGAGTCGATCGACTTCTTTGCCTGAGCATACGAGCTATTCGGTTCGAAGAACGCTTTCCACTCCTCGCGGTCCAGCAAGGTGCCTCCCGAGCCCCCGCCAGTCGCCGACGACGACAGCTTGGCGAGTTCGCCGCCGAGTTCCTGACCGAACAGTTCTCGCCCCTGGTTTGCAACCTGCCCGGTTTCCTGTTTCCACCGGCTGACGAGTTGAGCGAGTCTCGGATAATTGGGCTTGCTGCTCGCCTGCTGCGCGTCGATCTCCATCTGAAGCTGTTCAAGGTTCCCGAGCGCCGTCTTCTCGAAGCCCGAAACCTTGCCCTTCATGATCATTTGCTGGGTGCGTAGCTTGTTGAGTTCGACTGCCATCTCTCGCTTCTGCGATACTTCCAGAGGCGTCATCTCGGGATGTTCCGCCGCGGCAGCAGCGTTGCCTTTTGCCCTCGCATCCTTGCCCATGCCGAGGGATTCCCCTCCCATGTAGACGGCCGCGGCATTCTTGCTGAGGTCCTCCCCACCGCCGCGCCCACCGCCCGGGGTCTTGTTGTCGAACTCGCGCACCCGCTCCGCGACGTTGGCCACGGCCGCGCCGGCGCGGGCGTCTGTCGCATAGCGCTGGGTCGCGTCGCGCTGGCCTGCGATGTCGCGCTTGGTGGCGTCCCCCTGGTTTGCGACGTCGACGCGGGTCTGGTTGTTTCCCAGGGCGTTCATCCTCGACACGATGGCGCGGTCGAAGGCGGACAAGCCCGCCTGCCCCATCTTGGCCGTCTCCACCCGCTGCATGGCGAACCCGTTCGCAGTCTGCGGGTCTGCCCCCTTCGATCCGGCAAAGGACATGGCCTCGTCGTAGACCTTCTGAAGATCGGGCGGGGACATGGTGTCACCCTGCGGCATTGCCTGGGGCTGCTGCTGAGGCTGCGGCGCACCGCCGGCGCCTGCGAACGCCCCGATGCCGCCCTGTGGCTCCTGAGACACCGGCCCCATCTGCTGCGGTCCACGCTGCGCCTGCGGCAGGCCCATCGGCCGCGGCTGGGCGCCCGGCATCATCGACATCTGCTGTTGAGGTGGAGCCATCGGGCGTGACGTCGGCCCCTGTTGCTGCGGGAACCCGCCGCCGATCGCGCCCGGCCCGCCCCCCATCTGCTGCGGCATGCCCATGCCCTGGGCGCGCTGCATGCCGAGCTGAGCAATACCCTGCTGCTGCTGCTGCAGGCGCGCCCGCTCCGCCGATTTCTCCTCCTCGGCCTTGATCTGGAGCTTGTATTCCTGCATCGCCAACTGCTGGCGCCGCTGCTGCTGGTAGCCCTGAGCCATATAGCCGAGGTCGCCGAGTCCCTGCATGAAACGCATAATCAGCCCTCCATTACATCGCCAGCCCCACTAGCGGCGTCGTGGCGCTTGCGCCACCGCCGGCACTGAGCGCCCCACTGAGGTCCGAAGCACTTGAGAGGACGTCTGTTCCCCCCGCAAAGAGTCCGGGGATCGACGAGAACAGGCTGCCTATCCCAGCGCCCCCCGACACCATGCCGCCGAGAGAGCCAATCCCGCTCATCATCCCCTGGGTCGCCTGCTGGTCCGCCTGCCATGCCTGCATGTTCTGCTGATAGGCGGCGTTGACAGCCGAGTCATAGCTCGACGAGGCGCTCTGGCCGAGGTTCATGTATTGCCCCGCCGCCTGCATCCCCGACAAGTCGGGCTGGAGGTTGGCAGAGCCTGCCGTGCCTGCTGCGCCGATGGTCGAAATGTCCGTGGTCAACGGCGCGTTGTAACCCGCATAGGCCAGGGACCCGGCGCCGACTGCGCCCGTCACGGCCTGGTTTGCCATGTTGCCCGCCGCGGTGAAGTCGGTCCCGGCCTGATTCATGAGCGTGTTGTAGGTGCCGGCCGCCGTCTGCTCCCGGCCCAACTGCTGGTTTTGCCAGTTGCTGTTGAAGTCCATGGCAGCCTGGTTCTCGCCGCCGGCCGCGTAGGGAGAGCCCGAAACACCGTTCTGCGCCGCGATGGCGTTCTGCTGCTGTTGCATCTGCTGATACTGCGAGTTGTAGAGCGTCTGCTGTGGGTCGAAGCCCTGGTTCAGGGCCTGGTTGGCGTAGGGGATGGCTGCCTGCCCCTGCTGATAGAGCGCCTGTGATCCGCCGACCTGTTCCGGAATGCCGACTTGGGTGGCGATCTGCTGCCCCGCCTGCGCCCCCTGGAGCACCTGGCCGGCGTATGGGTTGCTCACCACCCCTTGCGCGGCCGTGGCAGCCTGAGGTGCCATGGTGGCAAAAGTCTGTGCCGCCGGCTGGTAGCTCGACATCATCGTTTGGTAGGATTGGTCAAACCCCTGCTGGTCGGTCGGGATGTAGTTGGGCTGCCCACCGTAGCTCTGAGGGGTCGGCTGCATCGGGGCGCTGCCGCCACCACCACCATCACTCATGGCCTATCCCTCCAGAAATCCACGAAACACCCGCTCGCTCGACGTCAATCCCAGGCGGGCGAGAAGCGACGCCACCCTCCCGTTCTTGAACGTTTCTTTCTCCCGCACCTGCACCACGCAGGGACGCGGCAGCGCAGCAACCGCCGCCTCGAGGAAGCGGAAGCCGTTTAAACCCCGCCTCTCATCCGGCGCCAACCAGTACGCAGCCTCGTCGGCGAAGAGGGTCGTTCGGCACCGGGCCGGACGATAGAGGTACCACTGAACGTATCCGACCAGAACGCCACAACGTCTAGCCGTGAAGGTGCGGAATATCCCTGCCCGCTCTCGGGCAAGGTAGTCGCTGACGTCGACGTCAAGCGGCACCAGATCCTGGTCGAGGGCGATTTCCGCATAGTGCAGCGTCGCCAAGTCGAGGATGCCGCTGGCAACGAGAGCCCCGACCTTCTCCCAGGCGAAGACGAGGCCGCTCATCACGCCTCTCGCGGCCCCGGCGCCGAGCGCTCGGGAGGCTTCGAGCGCTCGGTGCCGCTGTTCACGCTGCCGCCTTTCGGCTTCATGCTGGCGTCGACGGCGGCGGGGGAGTGGGTGGTCAAGCCCTCGTGCAGTGTACCCTTTGCCATGGAGGTTCTCCTGGTGAGATGTGTTTTCGTGCCACGAATCTACACCGAACCGGGCGGATTGGGAACTCCGAGGCTCTGGTGCAGACTGGACGCGACAAACGGGACAGGGCGGGACAAATCCGTGTTTGTCCCGTTTGTCCCGTTTGTCGAGATTTGTCGAAATTTGTCGGAATTGTCGAGATTTGTCCCGCTTATCGCGTCGGGCAGGCAGACGTGGACCAGGCTCTGCCCCCACACTGGGATCAACGCCAGCCAGGCTGCCGCGCCAGATGCCGACCACGAGGCGGGGATTGCCGCAACGCCACAGGTGGCGATAATCCCGGCCCCCAGGGCGACTTGCGAACTTTTCTCCGCCAAGCGGTCAGCCAGCCACATCGACCACCCCCGCGAAGGCGCTGCATAGGATCAGCAGTTGCTCGGGAGTGACGATGCGCCACGGCCGAGCCAGCTTGTGGGCGAAGAAGGCGGGATCGGGCTGGGTCAGCATGCCGGTCGCCAGGCCCGAACAGATGAACTTGCCCTCCGTCGACCAATTCTTACCGACCGCAATCCCCTCGATCGCCTCGGTGTCGTAGCGGCTTCCCTCCTGCGAGAGAGCCCATGCATAGGCCTCATCGGCACACGCCTCCGATACCGGCAGGGTCACCAGCTTGCGCCCGACCATCCCACACGTCCGGCCGTAGTCGTGCGGCCGGACCTGAACGCCTGCCGACTTGCCGCCGAGGCCAGCCTCGTGCTGGGCGCCGAGTAGGCTGCCATCGTCGAGCACGATGTCGACGTGTCCAACGTTGCCCTGGGTGCCCCAGTTGATGAGCCGCCCCCACCCCGCGGTGAAGGAGCAGAATTGCAGGGTGATGATCGCGTTCATTTATCGAATCCTTCGGGCCAATTTCCGGTCAGCAGCATAATCGCTGCGGCAGAAGCGCGGGCGGGCACCTGGTGGGCGTAGGCCGAGGCCATGACTGCCGCGTCGGCGGCTGCCCAATTCCCGTCGCGGACAGCATCGAGCATGACATTGAATCCCCCCAGCCCGGCCATACCTAATTCGAAGGCCATGTCTGCCAGAGCCGCGCGCCGCACGACGTCGACCACAGGCCAGGTCGAGCCGACCAGCCGGAGCGCGTGGAGAACGGCGTCGGCGTAGTCCTCGAAAAACTGCATATTTGCCTGGGTTTGCGTCCAGGTCAGACCTTCTCGAACGTCGGGTCCGTTGTGCCCCCAACCGATGACCCAACCGCGGCTGTCGCGCGCGGCGGTCAGGCGGCAGCCTTCACGCATCATGGAGTAGGTCGATCCGTTCATTTGTGCAGGAATCCCTTGGCTGCTTCGATGACGAAGACCGCGGCGCCCGACATCAACACCCCGATCGTCGCGGCAGTCCCCTTGGCCTTGGCGATCTCAACGGAATGCTCGTTGGCCCGACGAAACAGCTCCTCGATCTCTTCGCCCTGGTGGACGGTGCGGTCGAGGGCGACCTTGACGTCAGCGTGATAGCCGCAGAGGCGGTCGTACAGGTCAGTCAGGGAGCGCTCGGGCATCATTTCCCTACCGGGTCTGGGGTGTTGCCAGCGGAAAGCCAGTCTGCGTAGGCGCGCGAGTCGGATGTCAGCTGCCCAACGGGAACCGACATATTGCCTGCCCGGCGGATCACCCAGGCGGGGTCAGCGGTCAGGACGTAGGCTGCGAGAGTGGCTATCATGGGGGCTCCGATCAGGGGTCGGCGGAGAGGATAAGGGGCTGGAATGCACCCGACGTCTGGGAGCAAACCAGGTTGTTCGGTGTGGTGCCGCCAATGCCGAAGCCGCTGCCGCCGCCGGTCACGCTCGGGGTGGCTCGCATGTGCAGCGATAGGCAATTCGATGTTGCCGCGGGAACAAACACGTAGGCGGCCACGGCCGTTCTCTGCGCCTCGTACAGGTCGAGAGCGTAAGGGGGGAAGTTGGTCGGAACCGCAGCGCCGGATGGCAGGATCGAGACGCCGGAGAATGCCACCCAATCATTTGCCCCGGCCGTCCCAGTTGGCAAGACTCCGAAGAGCACTCCAATTTCCTGGACGAGCGGGCCGAAGGTGCCGCTGAAGGTGTATTGACTCCAGCCCGCCGACAGGGCCGGAGCGGCCGAAATGACGCTGGTCGCGTTGGTCCATGCGCCTTTGAGGAGCGCCGTAGCGCCTTCGTCTTTGCCGCTGCCGCTGACAACCTTGACAGTCAGCAGGCTTCCTGCGGCAGAGTACCCGCCGCCGGCCCTGGCCCAAAAGGACAGGGTGGCGCCGCTATTCTGGTAACGCACCGCGTCACTGCTGAGTACAGTCTGGCCGAAATATTCCATGTCCGCGATGGCGTTGCCGCTGGGCCGCTGGAAGACAGCGGAGGTGCCGTAGCCAATGGGGGCATCGGTCTCCTGGTAGAGGATGAGGTTGGCCGCGGTCTGTTCCGTTCCAACAAACCAGCGGTCGAGGGTGAAGGTGGGGGAATAGACGGATGGAGTCCACGTGATGACGATGAACCCCTGGACGCCGGCCCCGGCAGTGCCGCTCTCGGTGCCACCGCCGCCGGCGCCATAGGCGCCGCCCTGGCCGCCTCCGCCACCACCACCGCCGCCGCCGCCGCCGCCGCCCGAGCCTAGTGAGATACCTGACGTCGTTGTGAAATCTGGACCCCCATTCCCGCCCAGGCCGCCACCGCCGCCCGATCCGCCACCGCCGCCGCCGCCGCCCATTGCGCCAGGGGCGCCATTCGTTCCGGCCCCGCCAGCACCAGAGCCCGAGCCCGCCGCATTGTTGCCGCCGGAACCGCCCGTGGTCGTGACACCAGCGCTGCCGGCGCTGCCGCCGCCCGATCCGCCGCCGCCGCCGCCGGTACTGAAAGCATTAGGCTCCGCAGCGCCGCCCGCGCCGCCGGGGCCCTGCGGGCCGGCCGCGCCGCCGCCGCCGCCACCGCCGTAATTGCTGCTCCCGCCGCCGCTGCCGTTGCCGCCGGCCCCACCGGAGTAAGTCGTGGTGCCACTTGACGCAGCAGATGAGCCGCCAGCGCCGCCCGAGGCGCCCGAGGCTGTCGAGCCGCCCGCGGCAGCCACTACGGTTGAGGATGGTACCCCAGAATAGGACGTCGCGTTGGCGAAGGAATAGCCGGCCGACGCACCTGGCGCGCCGCCAGCCGCGATGGTGTAGGCCATGGTGCCGCTGAGAGTGACATTGTTGCGGCAGGCGAAGGCTCCGCCACCACCACCGCCGCCGCCGCCGGTGACGGCTTGGCCGCCGGCCCCAGTCCCGACAACGCATATGGTGTTGCTGCCGTTGTTCCAGTTGCTAGGCACGTTCCACGTGTTGGCCCCCGTCGCCCCCAGAACGATCGTCGTCGCCGCAGCGGAGTTGATGTTGGAGAAGTAGGTCCCGCGCTGCGCAACCTGGAATGTGCCGTTATCGATCGCCTGCTTGTAGGTCGGCACGTTACCGAGGTAGCTCGGGTCGATCGTTCCAGACGAACTCGACAGCGGGACGGTCGCTGACGACGACACGACAGACAGCGGCGCCGACGTCCGCGTCCATACCGCTGTCGAGGTTGTCCCCGTCGTCGTGCAGGTGAACATCTGCGAATCGACGGTATCCCACGCCATATCCGGCGGCGATTGGCCGACCGTCGCCGTGTAGCAGGCGAGGTTCCCGTTGGGATTCCCAGCAAAGGAAAAGATATTGGGGCTGGCTGGATTGCTGCCTGCCAGCACCACGCCGGGCTGGCCGAGAGCCAGGACAAGCGCGAGGAACGAGCGGAAGAAGCGGTTCACGGCGGAGTCCCCCTATGCGATCGTCATGGGCTGGGCAGGAGCCACCCACGCTCCGCCGCCCTGGCCGACCGCCAGTGCCGTGTCGAGGGCGTCGACGTACTGGGCCATCGCCTCGGCGAAGGCGGTGAAGGCCGCCGTGGTTGGGAAGACGTGGACGGCGCCGCCGCTGTCCCTCCACCCCCGCGAAGCCTGCCCGTTGGTGAAGGTGCCCTTGGTGGCGATGGCGTAGGGCGTCGGCATGGTGTCCGCCGCCGCCGGCACAGCCGCGAGAAGGAGGGCCGCCAGCCCCCATTGGACCATCGTGCGCATCCCCGTTCCTCCATCATCGCCATAGGACTATATTCCCCCTATACCACGACAGGGGCAATGCATCCATGATTGTGCGCCGTATCGGCCTGCTCGCCCTCTTTCTCACCCTCCTGGTGCCTCTGCTTATCACCCCAGGCCTGCAATGGCCGTTCATCACCGGGAAGGCGTTTTTCTTCCGCGCCATGGTCTGCGTCGCAGCGCTGGCGTCTTTCGCGTCTCCAGCTCCCCGGAACGGTCGGCCGCTCAATGCCCTGTTGACCGTGCTGTTGCCCGTGTCTCTGATCGCCGACATCGGCGCCGCAGATTTCAGACTCGCCCTGGCCGGAAATCTGGAGAGAATGGACGGGTTTACCGGCCTGCTGTCCCTGGCGCTGTATGCCATGGCGCTATCCCGCCTTCTCGTCACGCCAGCCCTGCGCCGCGGGTATCTGGCGGGATGGTGCGTGGTCAGCCTCGCCGTCGCGGCAGTGTCTTTCTTTCAGGTCACCCACATCACAGATCGTCCATGGTCAACGCTGGGGAACGCCGACTACCTCGGCGGATATCTGGCGCTGTCGGCCCTGCTCGCCGCTCACCTCGCCGGCCGCTGGAGAGCCTGGTGGGGAGTCTTCGCAATCGACGTCGCGGCCCTGCTCACCACCAACGTTCTCGCCCCGGCTGTCGGGTTGGCGGCGGGCCTGGTGGTGATCGGCTGGAGGCAGAACCGGAGGGCCTTGGTCGATGTCGTGGCAATTCTGCCGTTGCTCTGCGCCGGGGCTTACCAGGTTGATGCCGTCGCCCGCTCACCTTGGGTCGATCACGTCGCCCGCAAGCTGGCGGGCAGCGACCTGCGCCCGTTGATCTGGACGCGCACGCTCGACGCCATCGCCATGCGGCCGGTGCTCGGCTGGGGGCATGAGGGGTTGACCAAAGCGCCGACTGCTCTGGTGATCGAAACCGGCAAGCCGCTCGACCGTGCTCACAACCTGGTTTTGGATTGGCTGGTCGAGGCCGGCATCATCGGCCTGCTCGCCCACACCATCGTCATCCGGCGTATGTGGCAAGAAAATGAAGGCCAACCATGGCTTCTGGCGATGATCGCCGCATGGCTGGCCTTGGGGATGTTCAGCTTCGACACGCTGTCGGTGTCGATGCCGATTTACGCGATCATCGGGTTATCAGAATACCGGGATGTACTGGGCCGTACCGGTGTTGCTGCCGACGACCAGACACATCTTGGCGCCGGAGATTGAGCCGCAGCTCGAACCTGACGCAGTGAACTCGCTGGAGTTGGGAAACCAGATGGTGTTTCCGTTCGCACTGCCCGATCCCGGGATCATCAGCACATTGGCAACGGTGCCTGTGCCGGCCGGCGCCAAGTTGGAATTGATCGACTAGATCAGGGCGTTGATCATGGTGATCGGATCTGACGCCAAGCCCGCCGTACTGGCATAGGGGATCGTCGCGGCCTCGATCTGGGGGACGACGAGAGCGAACCCGAAGATGCCGGCGCAGAAAGCGGCCCCCGACACGAACTTCTTCAGCAAATTCTTCATAAGAACCTCCTCCGTGGGCTACGCGCGCCACCATTGGGTGCCAAGATACACGAAATCCTGAGAGTCGCCATTGCTGCGCAGTACGACGCCGGTCGAGCCGTTGGTCAGGTCGATCTGCGACCCGTCGACGGTGACCACAGTGCATGGGTAGGGCTGGAAGCCATAGGCGAGGGCCGAGCCATCCTTGACGGTCACCCATTGCTGTTGGGTCGGCAGAGACGGCAACCTGTACGTGGTCGGAGACGCGCTGGTGTTGACGACGATCACCAGTCCGTCTGTCAGAGCAGCCCCCGACACGGGGCCGCCACCTGCCACAGACCGTCCGGGGCGAGTCAGTGGCGATAGCTGGATGTTGTTGACAAAGGCGACGATGGCGGCAAAGTTGGCCATGACCTGAGTGGCGTCCACCACGTTGCCGTTCTGCAAATTGAAGGGTAGGACGATGCCGGCCATGGTTCACCCCTGTTGCGCGGTCTGGTAGCCCAAGGGCTTGTAGGCCGCATAGACATTACCGAGGATCATTCCCGCCGTTGACGTCCCGGTCAATTGCAAGCTCATCTGCTTGAACTGGATCGGCTTCGACCAATATATCGGCCTCTGAACCACCTTTGGGGCTGTGCTCCCCCAAAATCCCTCCCCCCAGAGGAACGTCCCCCAGATGTAGAGCGACACGCCCGTGGCAGTGATCGTCGGTGTGTCGAGCACCGCCCCGATTTCGTTGCGCGCGGAGACCTGGATTGTCTGGGCGTTTTGCAGGCAGCACATCACCGTCGCCTGCACCATCACGTTCTCCGCCTCGGCGAATCCGTCGGGAAGCAAGGTTGTGGAGAATTCCCAGGTCAGGGCCAAGCCGTTCTCGACCAGGGAGTCTGCAGGCCCCGGCGTGGAATTGCTCTGCCATAGCTGCCCCGGAATGCCGTAGGGCGCGATGATGAAGCCGTTGCCGGCCGACCCTTGCCACGGTTGGATAAGGCTGGCGGGAAAGGTGTGAGCTCCGCTCCATACCTTGCGCGACAGGTGATACCAATATTCTTCGTGCGGCTGGTTCTGAGCGCCGCCGTTCTGAACCGAGGCCCGGTAGGTGTCGCCGTTGAAAGCGGCGCAAATGCGGCTGGGGAAAACCGCTTCGAGGAAGCCGAGGCTGACGCCCTGGCCGTCGGCGCCGATCGGCGGGGTGATATTCCCCCCCTGGTCGATCATCCGCAGTCCGTCAGATGCGACGAAGACGAGGCCCTTGTTGGTATTGACGATGGAATTCGGCGCGATGGTCCCCTGGCCGGTGCCGACGGAATTGACTGCGAGGGCGCCGGCCGAGCCCGCCGACGCAGAGAAGTCTCCGGTTATCATCACCATCTGCGATGCGCCCTGGAAGGCGATTAGCGTCTGGAGCACGCCGCCGGTGGTCTGGTAGACCGGCAGGCCACCGAAGGCCGTGTCGGGCAGCCCATTGCTGTTGGTCAGAGCCTGCCCGGCGTTGGTGATCTGGGTGGCATTGCCCGAGTCGCTGAACTGCCGCCCGTTGGCGACGGCAAACCAGGCCCGGCCGGTGAAGTTTTTCACTGCCACGGGGATCGACACCAGGGCATTGCCGTTGGTGTTGCCTGCCCCCCACTGCGGCGCAGCCGTCGTGCCGCCGTACACCGTCAAGATCACCCCTGCGTGGCTGCCCGTGGCTGCTGCCGACAGGGTGGCGGAGAGGCCATTGACCGCGATCGCCGTGATCGTGGTGCCGGCGGGGATGTCGCCGGCCGATGACGAAATCGCCATGCCGATGTTCCACCCAGCCTGAAGGGCGTTGAACGACAGGGACGTCAGCGCATTGGTGCCGTTGGTCGCGCCCGTGATCGAGGATGAGGTGAAGCCGGAGATATCGAGCCAGCCGAAAAAATTGCTGCCGCTGCTGAAGCCAGGGTGTGTAAACACCACGCGGTTTCCGACCACGTCACAGGTCGGCGGCACCCAGTCCCCGGCCGTCGACAGAGACGCCGGCAAATTGCCCGCCGTCACCCCGCTGATAGAGAGGAACGTGTTGGTGGCGATGTTGTAGGCGAAGGGCTGACTCCGGCTGGCGTAGGCGCCCGAGGCGATCAAGCCATAGGCGATGTTGCCGACCACCCTGAGACACTCGATTTCCCCTGGCGAGTTGAAGCCGGGGAAGGTGGTCAGGACGAAGGACGCTGGGCGCGGCACCCACATCTGCGGGTTGTTCGGCGCCGGGATCAGGTTGGACAGCGACTCCATGGCACCGGGAAACAGGTTGGTGCCGTCGACACCGTCCGTCAGCCCCTTCGGCCGCACCGAAATCGTCTTGAATCCGCGAATCGCCATGTCACCAGCCGACCACTTTGGTGTTCCGCAGGTTCGTGAAGTTGGAACCGAAGCGGCGGCGATCTAAAGTGACACGCTTCGAGCGCGTCTCGGGATTGTCAAGCATCGGCATTAGGCGCCTAAGGATACCCTGCGCCCCCATGTCGCCCTTGCCGAGAAATTCCGCCGCGCGAGGATCGTTGGCGATCTTCATTAGCTCGCCTGCCAGCCGCGTATAGAGATAGGTTGAAGAGGGGAACCACGGCTGCGCGGTCGACGTCTCGGGGGCGACCGTGGCTGCTGGCTGCGCCTTGTACCGGACATAGACGGTGTAGGTGCCGCTCGGCGGCGGGTAGACGAACAGGTTCGGCACGCCCCCCGTCCCCAGCGGCGCCATGTCGACCGCGTACCAGTAGGGATAGGACTGAACGCCGGCCTGCTGCACCGTCATGTCGAACTCAGCCAAGTCGAGAGCGATCAGGGGATAGGGGACGCCGAGGAGGGTCCAGAAGACATCCCCGGCATCCGCGCGCAAGAAGGTGGCAGGAAGGGGGTACGGCCCGCTGCCCGGCTGGAGCTGGGTGGACAGCGGGCCGCTCGCTGCGACCAACCCCGGATTGAAGTGGAAGCTGGTGAACCCCTCTGTGGCGTCGAAGTCATAAGTCTGGGCAACCTCTTCCAGGATGGCATTGAAAATCTGCCCGGCCTGCGCCGTAAATCCCTGGGTGTTCGCCATTTGACAGGCGAGGGTGACCAACTGCGTGAATGTCAGAACAGCAGCCACCCCGCACCTACCCTTCAGGTCAGCCGACGAGACTCCGTCGGCGGGTGATTTCCGTCGCCAGGCGAGCAATCTCCGCCTGGCGACGCTCGATCGAAATGGCGAGATTTTTCACCGCGGCATCGCGCTCAGCATCGGCCTTGTCGATCTCGGCCTTTATTTTGGCCTTTGCCTGGACGAACCGGTTGAGATTGGCAGCGACATGGCCGCGAGGCTCGAAAACGCCGTCGCGCCCGCTGGCGCGGAACTCCTCATAGGCGACAGCGTGCGTCGTGGTGTGTTGCGCCTCGATCTCGCTGTATTCCACCGCGCGCTCGGCCTGGCGCTTGACGTGGCTGGCCTCAACCACCTTGCGGTCCTCGTCGTACTGGGCGAGTTCCGACTCCATCTTGGTCAACTGCTCCTGAAGATCGGGCAGCTCGGCCTGGGCAGCTTGGCGCTCGGCCATCAGCACCAGGCCGTCGACCAGGCCGCTGCCGGCCGCGCCGATGTCCCCTTGGGGAAAGAAGGTCTGAAAGCGGACCTGCCCGCCGCCGGCCAGCGTCTTGATGACGTCGACGCCAACTGCTGCCGTCTGGATTGCGGCGCTCATGCTGCTGCTCCCTTCGGCAGGTTCGTCGACCCGCGCGGGCTGATTTTGGTCAGGTGCTGGCGACGGTAGGAGTCGGTCGGAACTTTGCCGTCGAACTCACGACGCTGGTGGTTCCAGCAATTCTGCTGCTGCTCCATCAGAGACGCGGCAACATGCCGCGGCATATCATAGGTGCGGCCGTGCCAGTAGGGCTGGCCGTTGACGGTGATGTTCGGGGCGAACTCGGGCAGGTCGATGGTGCAAGCGACGATCTCGTCCATTTCGTTGCCGACGATCATCCCATCGGAGTGCTTCAGCGCCTCCAGTTCCTGCTCCTCGACGGCCTTCAGCGCGTCTTTGCGGCGTTCTGCCGCGAGACGCGTGCGGGCTTTCTCGCGGGCCGCCAGCACCTCGTCGTTGGTCAGGATGGGGTGCAGGCGCTCCACCGGCGCCTCCGCGACAAGCTGGGAGTTCGCGGCAGCCGAGTCGTCGACGTCAGCGACCGGTGGAACAGGCTTTTTCGGGATCGGGATCGGGATAGACATTTGCGAACTCCGTTTCAGGTTCAGGAATGCGTCCAGGTGCCGGCCGTGATCGTCTGGCCGGCGTTGGTGCCCGTGGCAGCGGCCGACATGGTGATGGTCAGGCCGTTGCTGCTTATGGCCGTGATGGTGGTCGCGGCGGGGATGTCGTTCTGGGCAGCGGCCAGCACCATGCCGATGGTCCAGCCGGCCGTGATCGCGCTGGTGGTCACCGTCAGGGTTTTGCTGGTGGCAGTGGACCCGGTCAGAGTCAGAGTCTTCGGGAGAACGTTCCCGGACACCACGATCGGCCAGCCGCTGGGGTCGACCATGATCCAGTCGCCCGGCAGCAGCTTGATCTTCCCACGCCCGCCCGGCAGGGTCAGAACTCCTGCTCCGACGTCGAGCCCGCTCAGGGAGGTGCTATTCGACCGGATGTTGCCCTGGTCATTGACGATAGCCAGGGCGATGGTGGCGAGGTCGGCCGCAGACGCCCCCGAGCCATAGCCGGGGAGGTATTGGAGGGCGTTGGTGTAGCTGTTGGTTGCCGCGGTGCCCGCCGTCTTGATGTTGCTCATAATCAACCGCCGCCGCTGGCGAAGCCCTGGATTTGGGCGAGATTCGCATTGAGCAGCGCAGCCATGTTGGTGCCGAACGTGGCGCAGGCCGTGGTGATGTTGGCAGACGTCGGCGCGTCAGCCCCAGGCACCGCGACGGCATTGCCGGGCACCAGCAAGGTCGACGCCTGGATCTGCTGCGCCGAGGCAACGGACATCGGGCCGCAACCGTCACCCACCCACTTGAGTCGGACTTCCCCGTCGAGGACATACATTTCAGTTCTCCAATCCAAGAATTTCGGACAGGGGAGGGTGCCCCCCCCCCTACCGGGTTCAGCCGAAGGTCGCTGTGTAAGCGGACACGCTCTCGATCCGCGCCATGAACTGGACGTTGAGGAGAATCGTTCCGTAGAAGGTTTTCCAGCCGATGATGCGCTGCTGATTGAGCGGATCGCTCTTGTCCGCGTCCTTCAGGTACGACCACTCGACGTCCTTCAGCTTGACCTGGCCGTAAGCGCCGCGGCCGATAACGTAGGTCGGATACACGGTCAGACCCGTGGCGGGGCTGGCGGGCGGGGTCTGCGCCATGCCGGTGCCAGTGATCGTCACCGCCGTATTCGGCGGGATTTGCGTCGCCTGGCCGGCGAGCGGGCCGTTGACGGGGCCCGATGCGCACAGGCCGAGATTGGTCGGGCTGTTGGTGGTGCCGACGTAGATGTTGAAGGTGTAGCCGACCGTGTTGGGCGTGGTGACGGTGATGCCGCCGTTGGCCGCGTTCATGACGATCGCGGCCGGCGCGGCGCCGCCGTAAATCCTGCTCTCGTACTGGTTCTGCGTGTCGACGCCGGTAACCAGGATGTATTGGCTCGCCGCGCTGAAGCTGCCGGCGTTGGCGGCATAGTTTCCGACGATGGCCGCGTATCCGGTCCACGACGGCACCATGTTGGACTTGCAGAAGCGGATGCCGGACCACTCGCCCGCCTCGTAATTGTA